CGGCTCCACTTGCTGTCATTGGGCGGAGGTGTCTTTGGTTTCTCCAGGCCCCGGCTCTGTCTCCAGCTCCGGGCACACCGCTTGTTCTTGCTGATGTATCGCACAAGACTTTCCACGCTGCCATGGTCAACATCCAGGTATTCTCCGCGCGTCAAGCCTATTCTTTTCCCGTTTACGCTCCACAGTTCTTCCAACACATCCCTGGTCAAGCCCTCCGTGTGCTGGATGATCGCGTGGTGAT